CGCACGAGCGTCCGACACCTAACGGTGATGATATAGTCTGAGCTATACGGAAACGTATAGAAACGCAGGATAAAGAGCCAGCGTAAAGAACAACACTGATAACATTTCCCCATCTGACGTGCCTTTCATGTCTATGATTGGGAGAAGTAAAGCAAAGAACACACTCGTCGAGTGGCAATCTGATTCGCTTGCCTCAGCCTCAAGCACAAATGCCCAGATCGAAGGAGATGAATTTGCTTACGCGGCAGTGACACCGACCGTGCGTCTTGGGAACTACACCCAGATTTTACGGAAGACTGCTATTGTTTCCGGGAGTCAGCAAGCTGGCAACCATGCAGGCCGGGATTCAGAACTTAGCTACCAATTTGCAAAGCTGAGCAAAGAAATTAAGCGTGATCTAGAAACCTCATTGACAGGCAAAAAGGAGCGAACAGTTGGTTCAGCTTCCGCGGCTCGTTACATGGGCGGTCTGGAGTCATGGATTGTGTCAAACAAATCACACGGCACGAACGGTGCCACAGCGTCATACGCCTCTGGTTCAGCAGTAACAGACGGTACGCAACGCGCGTTTACAGAAACCTTGTTGAAGGCACAAATTCAAGCCGCTTTCACCGCTGGTTCTGACCCGAGCGTTATCATGCTTGGCCCACACAACAAACAAACATTCAGTGGATTCGCAGGCCGCTCGACCGCACGTCAGAACATCGACGCGGAGAGCATCCAAGCGTCCGCGAGTCTGTATGCAAGTGACTTTGGGGATATGCGTGTAACCGTCAATCGTTTCTCAAGAGACCGCACGGCGTTTGTTCTTGATCCAGAGTACTGGTCAGTAGCATACTTCCGTGACTTCAAAGCTGAAGACGTAGCCAAGACAGGCGACGCTTTGAAGAAAATTCTTTTGTGCGAAGCCACTTTGATCGCCAAAGCGGAAGCTTCAGCGGCCAAGGTTGCGGACCTGACTACAAGCTAGTAAATGCAATCGCCGAGTAGAAAACGGCTTCTTGACTGGTCGCAGAGGAGGCAAGAAATCTTCCACTACGACCAGCATGAGAATACGTTTGCAATTGAGGAGAGAGAAGACGTAGAGCCTCTCATAAAGCTCGCGAAGGATATGTCGGAACTACAGCCGTCGAAGGAATTCAGACACGCGGCCTACGTTCCCAAATTCGTACACGATCAAGCTCTGAGAGAGAAGTGGGACAAAAAAGACTGGAAGAAATGGGCGAACGACCCAGCGAACAAGGCGTGGAGGACCTGGCCGGGAAGGCTCTAAGGGTAGCTGTTTGCGTACCTAGCCACACTGGTTTTTGGCCAGCTAAATTTGCTGGAGCATTATCGAACATGGTGATCCACTTCCAGGGTTCAGATTATAAAGACGGGGAACACGATATCACCGTCATCTCAAAGTCCGGCCCGGTAATGCCGGAAGTGCGTCACAGATTAATCGGGGACGCTATGGCCTGGGGAGCCACACATATTTTAATGATAAGCCCGGAACTGACGTTCCCGGCGGACTCAATACATAGACTCCTGCAACGAGGCAGGGGAGTTGTTGGTATCAACTATCTCCGGGACTTTATTACTGGAGAATACTCAGCTTACCGAATGGGTGGGACTGTAAAGCCAGACCCGGTAGGTCCAGAGACTGAGGAAGTCGAAGGCGTCTCAATTGGGATGGTCCTTTTTTGTATACCAATATTTGATGTCCTGGAACTACCATACTTTAGACATGACCAGGTAGAGGACACGCCAGCTTTTACGGAGGACCACATACACTTCTGGGAAGCCTGTAAAAAGAAAGAAATACCGTGCGTCATTGACCACGAATTGTCAAAAGAAATCACATCACTACACCACGGGGAAGTTTGGCACTAAGTACAACAAGCGAATTGGAGGCGGTAGTCGCGGACTACTTAAATCGTTCTGACCTGACAGCAATCATAAAGGACTGGATCGTCTTGGCCGAGGCAGAGTTTAACAGAACTCTCCGGGTGCGTGAGATGGCTGTCAGGACACAAGCGCCGCTGAGTAGTCAGTATGTTAAATTGCCGGATGACTTCCTGGGGATGCGTAACATTGAGTTAGTCACGTCGCCCGTGACTCCCCTGGAATATAGGAATCCCCAGAACATTGACAACTACCGTGCCGAGGATTCAGCCGGGAAACCACTCTTCTATACTATCATCCAGAATGTTATAGAAGTGGCTCCTGTTCCTTCAGATGAGTACACTCTCGAAATTCTCTATTACCGAAAGGTGCCGTCTTTGGCGTTAAACTCGACTAACTTTATTTTAGAGAATCACCCAGACGCATACATCTACGGCGTTTTAATGCAAAGCCCGGTCTATCTTGGGCATGATGAGAGGGTGACGGTGTGGGCTGGGAGATACCAGCAAATAATTGATCAAATAATAACCAGCGATGAGAAGGCGTCCTTCAGTGGATCGACACCGTCCATTGCCTTTCAATCTTTCGGATAAAACATCATGGCAGGATTTACAGATTACCTCGAAGACAAAATAATGAATCACCTCTTCGCTTCGACAAGTTACACGAGACCCACAAACTGGTACGTTGGTCTATTAACAGCCACTCCCGCAGACGCCGCGAATGCACCTGGTACAGAAGTGTCCGGGGGAAGTTACGCCAGGCAAGCGTGTGCATTCACCCTGACGGGGGCGGGTGTCAGTACGGCTTATAATACGGCCGCCCTCGAGTTCCCAGCGGCCAGCGCCGACTGGGGGATTATAGGGTGGGTGGGCGTATATGATGCTTTAACATCAGGTAACCTTTGCGCCTTCCAAAATCTCCAAAAATCAGATTTTAGTACAACGACGACAAAAACGGTAAACGATGGCGATATCTTCAAATTTAATTCTAATACGATTCGCATAACTTTAGACTGATGGACACTGGACTAGGATTTGGCGGAGCAACATTTGGGCAAGGTACGCACGGTAAGGGCGTCATGCAAGCCTTTGCCGTCACGGCTTCGACTTCTACAGTCAAGGCTTACGGAGTAGCTGAATGGGAGGCTATTTTTGCCACTTCAGCATCAACCGCCAGTGTTTATTTTTTTGGGGGTTTAATTAAAGGAGGTACTTCTTTCATTGAGAGTACGGCAGGGATGAAAGGATATCCTAACTTTACCTGGGCTGGATTTGAGACTGCATCAGAACAATCGACAGTTTACACGTCGGGCTACATTGCCTGGGATAGTCAATTAGTTCCAGACGCGACCTGGACAGAAAAAATAGTGGATTAAGATTATTTTTATTACAAAATTAATACTTGTAAAAAATTGATATTATGGCAAACACATCTAATTTCAGTATAGAGAAGCCGGTCTCGGGCGGGAGCCGTAATAGTTGGGGCGGTCTCTTAAATTTAGGGACCGACAAACTATCAGAATTGTTAGCTCTCGCTCTCCCCATTGGTTCGATTCAAATGTATCCTATCGCTACAGCTCCCGCCCCAACGTCAGGTGTTTCATCGACCGGCGGGAAGTGGCTGGTCTGTGACGGGAGCCTGGTGACACGCAATACATACTCCGCTTTATTTTCGGTGATTGGGACAACTTATGGAGCTGGCGACGGTTCCTCTAACTTTGCCCTCCCGGACCTCCGTTCGAGGGTCCCGGTTGGTTATAATGTGAATGACCTATCATCAGTTCAAAACGGTCAACGATCAACCAGGGCGATTGGGTTAGGTTCTGGCGCTGAGACACACACTTTACAGAATACAGAGATTCCGAAACATACTCACCCTGTCACAGACGCGGGCCACGTCCATCCAATTGCTGAACAGACGCATGAACATACTGGAGCAGTTAACGGTTCAAATGGGCTAGGGACTAGCAATGCTAGTTTAACAATCTTAGATCCAGAACATAGTCATACATTCCCAACCGTTACTGAGTGGGCATCACAGTCCGGGTCGTATGGTGTAGCGTTTGACAATGGACCATTTCATCAAACGGTCACGACCACTTCTTCAGCAACAGGGATTCAAATTGCTGACCATAACCACTCATTCACAACAACTGCAAACTCAGCAAATATTTCGACGACCCAAACAAATCCTTCTGGCCGGATCACAACAACGAATGAACAAGCCGACGGTAACGGGCCACATAATAATATGCCGCCGTTCTTAGTCGTGAATTATATAATACTAGCCGCTCACCCTACATTCACCTGATAAAGAGATATGAGTACTATAACATACATAGTAAAAGTCGCATCCGGGAAGTTTACGATTGACGGTGCAGTTGCACCGAAACTTACTTTCCGTGATGGTGACACATACGTTTTCGACCAGAGTGATGGTTCAAACTCGGGCCACATTCTTCAATTTTCAGCGACGTCAAATAATAGCGGATCGAGCGAATACACAACTGGAGTTACTAAAACTGGAACTCCTGGACAAGCAAACGCCCAGACCCAGATCATAACGAGTTCTTCAACAACAGATACTCTGTATTACTACTCCTCTGGTGGCGGAGATCATGGCAGAGAATTTTCTAATTCGGGATTCAACACTTCTTCAAACTACAATATTTTGAAGCCGATTATCGGCGGGCCAAATACAGCGGAAAAGTGGGGAAGTATGGTCAACCATGCAATTGACCAGATTGATCTCCAAGCAAAAGACAATCGCGATTACACAGACCAACACGCTTTTCAGGGAGAACCGCACATAATTCCAGATACTCTATATCCTGCATGGGAAGGTTATCTTAGTGATCATTCTTCTGCTTATAAATTTATTGACTCCTCACCAGATACATTAACAATTAATGCTTTTGGGGGTTCTGTAAGACATACTCCTCACGCAACAAAAATGCAAAATACTTCTATGAGGTTTAATGGAGTAGATGATCGTTTAGAAATTGCTCATAATACTGATTGGGATTGGGGTACTGGTGATTTTACAGTAGAATTTTGGATAAGACCATCTGGTGCTATAGGAGGTGCAGATAATATTATATCAAGAAAAAATAGTAGTACTGATTCTACATTTTATTTACGATTTGAGTCAGGGAAATTGAATTGGGCTTCAGGAGGTGATCATTTATCTCCCTCTACTTCAGATTTTGCTGTAGATAATTGGTATCATGTAGCATTTGTAAAAGCAAGTGGTACAATGACTTGTTATAAAAATGGAACAAGTCTTTATACTTTTTCGGATTCTGTTAATTATTCTTCTAGTACTGATGGTACTTCTGCCATATCTATAGGATGTAGAATATTATCTGGTTCTTATATTCAATTTGGTGAATTTTACTTAGATGAATTACGAATTACAAAAGGTTTGGCAGTATATACTGGTAACTTTACTGCACCAACATCTGCATTAACAACCACATGGAGTGCAGGAACTAATATAGTCGCAAACTCAACTGCTGGCAATGTAGGTCTTTTAATTCACTCTGCACCAACAGGGAGAAATTCTGGAGCATACGGAACTGCTCAAGCAGATGGAAGAAGCTACTTTTACACAGACATCAAGGGTAGCAAGCCGATAAAAGATGCTAGAATTGGATCACATTTCGGATCACAGAGACACAAGTTTAAGTCATTGCAACTGTTAGAGCAGGAGACTGCAACTCATGGTGAGAATGTTTATTCTGTGGATGGTAGAGAGTGGGTCAGAGCAGTAGGTAATTGGAGTATCGAAAATGGTGGCAATGGTTGTTGTTTAAAGCCACCACAAAGCAGTACTACTGAATTTGTAGAAATTATTGGATATTTTAATGATGTTAACTGGATGAACTATGTAGAAGCCAATCGAACAGTTAGATATACGATTGATGGTGGTACAGAAGATACAACGGATCATGGTGGAGCTACAGTTGAAACTCCATTAAGGTCAAGATTTGTAGATGCATCTTCAGTCATAAATTTAGGACTTGGGTCAACACTTGGGATTCATACTTTAAAAATAAGAGATTCTGGCTCAAGTGAACCACTCTTTTTCGGCATAGAACTAATAGCCCAAGACACCACAGATACAGCATCAAAGTCCAAGATACAGATACCAGCACAGAACGTAGTCTCATACGGAAAGAAGTTTGCTATTCCAGCAACGGCACAGCATTATGATCCGTTTAATGGTTTTACTAATGGATCAAGTGTTACTGCTTACGTTGATACAGCAACCTCATTAGGTGTAGAAGGATGGAAGAATAGTTCAACGTACTATCGGCCTTACAATGGTGGAAGGGTAGTCAAATGGATTGCTTCTGATGGAACAATCAAGACATCAGTCAACATGATGCCTCCAAATGCTCAGAATGTTGGTGGTACTGCTATTTCTGCAAAGGCAAATGCTTCTGTTGCAAATGATACTTATCTACCTACCTTTTCAGGAGCAATAGACCACTCACAATCAGAAGTTGCAAAGACTTTTTATGGGAGAGAGTTTGGAAATGGTTCGGCAAATGGAGGAACAGGGGGTACTTATGCAGATGCAAGTATGCTTAAAAATGTTGGTGATGACATTGCCTATGTAATGGATGACGGACTAACGAGTTTAAGTGGATTTAATCTTGAATATAATGCTAATGGCCCTTTTGCTATAGGGTTAAAGGCCACAAATTCCTATATCTATATAACTTTTATTGGAACAGGAATATCTATCGGAACCTATGCTAATACTTGGAGAACTTTTGGTCAAAATCTCCCATATGGTACACACATTCTTAAATTCCTCCATGATGGGTCTGGTGCAGATTGGCTTCTTGATGGCGTTCAACTTTTAGAAGGTGATACACCAGCAGAATATGAAATAACACAAGTTTCCATCTCCCAACCCAAGATGCCACCAATCCCCGAAGATGCTGTAGTGATTTCGGATTATATGCTGATGGCAGATCATGTAGTTCAGACTGATGCTGAAGATACTCAAATATCAAAAGGAGTAAGGTTTTGTTCTGGATCAAGAGATACTTTTGTAGATGTTTCAGGAGGTTCATTATTGACAAATACTGTAATTGCACTTGGAGGACTTGGAGGACTTAAGGCATTAGATTCTCCTAATTCTGGTGGTTATACCGCAACAGCAAAGTTACCCTTTTTTGGAACAAATGCACAGTCTCATGTTTCTGGATCACATGGGCCATTTACTTTAGCATTGGGTGGAGTAGGTAAAACAGAAATTGATTTAGATAATAGTACTACTGGGTCTTATGGAGATGTAGTGGCAATAGCTGATTCTGAAAAAGTTACTTTAGGACTAACTGATATAACAACAACTGTTCCAACAGCAGGATATGGCTGGTTTGGGCATTGTGTAGCAACTCCAATCCACACCTCACACCACTACCAGACCTTTGAAACGCCTTTCCTCCATGAGTTAGTAGGAGGTGATCGAAACATGGAACAGACTAATCTGGTGGTTACTCCCGATGGTAAGAGTTGGGATCAAGTGACTAGGGATGTGGGGTATCTTGCGCCAGAAACTTCTTGCCTTATTACAGGGAATGATGGTTCTGTCACCGACAGTACATTTATTTGGGATTGGCAGAGAGGTGACTTTCTTGTAAATTCTGGCGTGACAAATTCTTCTAGAATGAAAAATTTTGCTTATGGTTATGATAGATTGATTTTTTTAGTAGATGGATTTTATACAGTAAGTATAACTACTTATAATAATACTGCAAGTGCTAGAATGAGTGTAAGAACTAATTCTACAAATACTTCTCAATTAGGATATGAGTTACGATCGACAAGTTCAGATGATACTATGTCCGTAACTTATGAAAAACATTATAAAAGAGGAGATTATATTCATTGTAACACAAGCAATAATATAAGTCGTGATACTGATTATAAAACACAATTACATATTACAAAAATAGGTTAAAATGTATATATCTCACAAATCGAACAAATTATTAAAAGTATTTGAAACTGAATGGGAAGTTCGTAGACAATCAAAAGGTATGTACAAATCCGAATACTGGACATGGCTTGAAACCATTACTGATTCTGATGGAGTAGTCACATATCCTTCAGAAGACTTCACAATCGTTGAGTGTACTGATGAAGATGTATCTGCAAGGCTTAATCAGCTTGGTGATTATCAAAGCAGTTCACCAGAGACAGGAACAGTCTATAATATCAAATGGTCAGAAAACAAAGATACATTTGTCATGACTACAGATGCAGATGGTAAGTCTGTAAAAGTGGTTGAGTCAGAAGAAAAGGATAAGGATGGTAAGGTAACAAAGACTAATTACAAAATGTCTCACTTCTCAGGAGATGACACAGCTAAAGATGCTCGTATATTAGCAGAGAAATGGTCAGCAGTACGCAGAGACAGGGACAGAAGGCTTGCTGAGACAGACTACTTAGCACTTTCAGACTCTACGTTAGCTAGTAATATGAAAACTTATAGACAATCACTCAGAGATGTCCCAGAGGATAATTCTGATCCAGATAAAATATCTTGGCCTACTAAACCATAAATGAACACTAAAATAATAAATGGATTGTTGATATTTACACTCACTCTCCTGGCGGGTATCTACTTTTTTTTTGCGGCACAATTTAATGCTTACGCAGAACCGCCACTGGATGAATATCATTCAGCTCGATCTTATTCCAGGAGTCCTCATCCTCCAGCGGCTGAAAAAAGCAATGTGAACACGGCGGTGGACGATATTATTAATTTGATACTGAAACAGGGCTTCGCCGGAGCGATCATAGTGTGCCTGGGAATCTGGACATTTCGGACAGACAAAATGAATCGCGCCATGCAGAAAGAAAATTTTGATAAACTTGCAAAAATCTCCCAGGACTGCTCGGGACACATGGCGGGAGTATCCGCACGGTTAGAAAATTTAGAACGGGAAGTTGAATCAATGAAACAATTAGAAATGATGAAAGGAAGGGGATAATAATGCCAATAGCTTTATTAGGATCAGTGGTAAGTGGCGTCGTACAGACACTCTGTGTATCTGCGATATCAGAGAAGCTTCTTTTGGTGGTGGTGCGTAGTCTTCTCAAGCGCCTCGTGGATAGCTCTGCTAATACACTCGATAATGAGCTGTACGATGCTTTTGTCAAACAATTAGACGCGGACCAAGCGTCGAAGTAAATTCCGCAAGGTCTTATTTTATTTCGTCGTACATTTTGTAAATATTTAATACAAGGGATAACTGTGGCCATTAACTGGAAAGCAATAAAATTCTTCAGTGAAAACGAACTCGAATGTAAGTGCGGGTGCCGTAGCCTGGCAAATGGTGAGGCGACAATTAACCTGGAGCTTCTCGTAAAACTGGACGAACTCCGGGAGCGGTGCGGTTTCGCTTTACCCGTGAATTCGGGCTTACGCTGTATTCAGAACAATATTGACGCAGGAGGCCACCCTTCCAGCGCGCATTGTGATCTGAATGGCGAGGGGTGCATGGCGGTTGATCTTGGCTGTGACCGAGCAAAAGGGAGGATAGTATTGCAACAGGCATTGGAAATGGACTGCTGGAATGGTATTGGCCTAAGTCAGCATGGTAAGTCAGGTCGTTTTATACATCTCGATTTGAAACCTCGCGGAGTCTCTGGAACCGATAAGGCTTTATGGTCATACGCTTGAAATGGAAATTGTTTTTGAAAGCGAAAATAGTGATCTTGTCATTGAGTTTGCTTCTGACGTTTTTGACGAAAATTTCAGCGACCGAACCGAAGTACGCTGGAACTTTTCAAACAAAACACATTCGTCAATTATGGCAAGTTTGCTCGATGAGTTACCAGAGAGTGGGGACTCCAGTTATTACTTATACTCGACGTTGCGATTGTGCTGTTGACGTCATGCGGATGAACTTCCCTGGACCAGAAGTTTTTGAGACTATGAAAAAACCCGAGTCAGAAAGACTTGCGACTCTCATAAGATTAAATTGCAACGAATATAGAAATGGCTCTTTTACCAATTAAAATTCCCCCAGGATTCTATCGTAATGCGACTCAGTACCAGGCTAAGAACCGCTGGTATGACGGGAACCTGGTACGTTTCTCGGAGGGCCGTTTAAGGCCCATAGGAGGATGGCAGAGACTCGCGCCTACCCAGATGTTAAAGAAGGGGCTAATCGAACGTGTCACAATCAAAAGTGGTGGGACTGGTTACAGCGCTGGGACACTCTCCGCTACTGGAGGGGGCGGGTCAGGATTTGCCGCGAGCTATACGGTGGACGGGTCGGGAGTAATAAACGCAGTCACGATCACTAACCGCGGGACTGGCTACACGTCCAAACCTACAGTTGTCATTAGTAATGCCGGAAACTCAAACGCGGACCTGGAGATTGATGCTTTCTTTGGCATCGATCCGATCCGGGGATTCCATTCCTGGAGACTCACCAACGGCGCGAGGTATCTCGCTATCGGTACTGTACAGTCATTTCGGATATGGGACGGCTCACAAGTCTCTGGGGCCAACGCTCCCGTTTTTGATATTACGCCCACGTCCGTTCCAGGTGGAAATATACCATTTAATGAGCAGAGTGACTTCCAGGTATCAGGTCTAGGATTTGGTGCGTTAGAGTATGGGGGAGACCGAAGCACGGCTGACACTGCCGACGGAGGCGACCTATTCGGGGTAAGTCGGCATCCACCGATTGATGCAGATATTTTGGATTCTGATGCCTGGAGAGATAATTTTGCGCCGATTATAACGATTGATAACTTTTCAGATGATTGCCTTTTTTGTCACTCTGGGGAGGGAACAATTTTCAAATGGACAATAGCTGGAGCCTCTTTTAACAACGCTAACCAGACTGCTACGGTAGCGACCCAGTTAACGAACGCCCCCACCAGTTGCGTCGGGGTCCTGGTAACGCCGGAACGTCATGTGATGGCACTCGGAGCTGGAGGCAACCAGAGAAAAATTGAGTGGTCCTCCCAAGACAGCCTCACTGACTGGACACCGTCCGTAACCAATACCGCGGGCGGAATTGAGATCGCGTCAAAGGGACGTATCCTGGGGGGCTTTAAGACAAGGTACGGGGTACTGCTCTTCTTCACAGACTCAATTCATAAGACAAAATTCTTGGGACCTCCCTATCAGTACGGTACGGAACGGGTCACGGAGGGATCAACTTGTCTCGGGATCAAAAGTGTGGCCGGATCAGCGGACTTCGTGGCCTGGCTCTCACAAGGCCGCTTCTGGTCGTATACCGGGGGCTATGTGACTGAATTATCGTGTGACGTGGCGGACTATGTATTTTCAGATATTAATACTGACGTCGAGGGCCTTATCGCCGCGGGCCATAATGCTCAGTACGGAGAAATAACCTGGTTTTACCCCCGGGAAGGCGACTCAATCTGTACACGTTACGTTACATATTCTTACCGGGAAAAACACTGGACGACGGGGCGACTCGAACGCTCACAATGGGAAGCGGCAGACTCCCTCGGTTATTGTGTCGCTGGAGGCGGTGACGGGTACTTGTACCGCCATGAATTAGATAATGATACCCAGAGTACCCCCATGGTTAGAGCTGACGGTGTGAATCCCCCTGCCGACGTTGACGCATTGTCTACCCTCGGGAGTAGGGCGATGGCGAAGGGTGTCGGGACTGACTTGTATCCGAACGTCGCTGACGAGGCCCACTTATGTTATGCAACGACTGGCGCAATAGAATTAGGCAACGGGGACAACATGATGAGCGTCTCACAGATAATTACCGACAGCGACGCCGGGAAAAACGGGCTTCGACTTTCCGTTGTATCTTCCGACACACCAGACGATTCAACTCCAGTTACTAAAGGACCATATTCCCTGGAGGGGGACGGGTACACGGATACCAGGTTCGTTGGGAGACAAGTATTATTAACTGTAGAGAGTCCACACGACCAGGACTGGCGGCTCGGGGACTTGCGGTTCGTGGCGTCAAAATCGGGGCGTCGATGAGTAAGACACAAAAGCCGCTACCGAATCCCCCGGAAGAATACACACGGGAATATATGTTTGACCTGGCGTCTCTCGTAATTGATGAGGAGTCAACTACGCTGAAGGTGGACCGGGACAATGTCATCACGTCCGGCGCAATTATTTTTAAGGATGAAACTAACAACAATTTTTACAGGCTGAAGGTGGCAGGAGGCAATTTAACTCTGGCCGCTGTCACGACAGTTGGGGGACTCCCAGTAACCAGTAAAAATCCATACGTTTAAAGGAAGATATGAACATACCACAAGCAAGGCAAACTCTGAGAAAAGCAATTCCTCCAGGTGAGGACTTGTTATCAATGAATAATACAGAATTCAATTGGCTCCAGGCTAACAAGCCAAAATGGTTTGGTTCCGGGAAAAAACAAAAGAAATCTGGAATTCGGAGTTTTTGGTGGGGTAGTGACGATTCTAGTAGTGACTCAGAGCCGGGCGGAGATGGTGGTGGCTCTATTGATGATACAGACTCTAGTACAACGAATGATTCTGATTGGGGAGAAAGAGGTCAAAGTGAAAGAGAATGGAGTTTTGATCCAAGTGATATAGGAAAACTGGATGTTGGAGGTTATCTAAAAGATAATTTCGGAGCAAACGACCCTTCACTTCACATGGGAGGACCCGGACATGAGGGTGAAACTGCGGCAGAATATAACGCTAGAATGACAGGACATTCAAATACTGGTGGTGGTTCTGGAGGCTCAGGAGTACCGGGCGTACCAGGAATGTCGGGAGGATTCGACACTCGGACACCGACTGGCCCGTCATCAACCACAAATCCAAATGATCCGTATGGCATTCAAAAAAAGATTGCTAAAGGAGCCTCAGATTTAATTGACAAGGAATATGAAGCACCGACATTAACCCCGGAGGAGCGGATCGCTGGACCGTCCGAGCAAACATTGAGAGCCAGGACTGGCGTCGATGACCTACAAGGTAAAGGCCAAGAAGCCTACACAAAAGCGACCGGCGTAGGTGAGGATATTTCTGGGTATCAGCCAGACAAGGTAGGCTCCCAGTCATTCCTCGGCGGAAAAGGACTAGACCAGTACCAAAATCCACACACTGCCGAAGTTATCAAAAGGAACACTGACAGCGCTATGGACGCGATGGACATCCGGCGGAATCAGTTGGTAGCAAAAGAGAGTATGGCTTCACCATCAGGCCAGAATGACCGTGCCGCAATCGAGCGTGGTGTCATGCAAGCCCAGGGTTTGAAGAATCTCGGTGACCAGACAGCCGCACTCTACTCACAAGGATTTGATAAAGCGGCAGACATGAAGCGTTACGACATGGACTCCCAGACAGGAGCTGACCGTTTCAATGTTGACGCCGGGTTCCGTGGAGCTGACACGAGACTCAAGGGAGCGGACGCAATGATAGCCGGTACAGACGCTGGACGTAGAGCTGACATCACAGACATTGACCTCCTGAGTAAGGTGGGTGCAGACGTGGAAGGTCGTGACCAGAATGTCCTGGACGAAACGATGGGTGACTTCTATGAGAAGCGTGACTGGGGCGAGAATAAGTTAGCGTCAGCCGCGAACATCGCAGGCACAATGCCAACGGGATCAACAACGACAAGCACCGGCGCGCCGCAACATAAGAGACGCGACAAGTTTGGTCGCATTATTAGCGGTGCGGCAACTGGGTGGCTGGCTTCGGGAGGGAATCCTTGGGGAGCGGCGGCGGGAGCGGCAGGCGGACTATTTAGTTAAAGGAAAAACATGGCTGGATATGAATTTGGACAAAAAATAAAACGTGGAATGAACGTCGGCGAACATCCGTCAACGTACACTGACTATAATAATATTGACGAGTCACCGTGGGCGTTTGAAGCAAAGAAACCCTGGTATGAAAAAGTTTTTTCCTGGTTTGGCGGGGGCAAGGAACATGACAAGTTCAAAGCTACCCAGGTAGATCCCCTGACTGCATCACAGCAAAGGACTGGAGACGCTGGTATAGCTGAGGACTATTTTTCTTCTGGCGACACGGCGGACCAAGTGTCCGAAATGTCAGCTCCAGGTCCTGGTCAAGGAGTGGATGACGTCCCTGACTTTATTGCTAAGCAGATGGCAAAGCAAAAAAAGTACACCGACCCGGAAGAACACAACCTGGAAGAATTAACAAGGGAAACAAGTGCAGAGAAGGCCCTCGCTCAACAGACTCCATCCCTGACGCCTACTAATGAAAAAGCCTGGTGGGATTTTAGCAGTGATGATGGAGAAGACCTCACCCATGTTGGGGGTACTGTAGCGTCGGTCAAAAAAGAGGAAGCACTTGACGCCGTCGCTGACAAGATTCTGGATGAAGCCGAAGGGAAAACGGACGACCCATACGCGGGACTTACACAAAATGAGTTTGGAATTTGGTTAGACAAGGATGGGTTTTCTCCAAAACATTTAGGAATGCAAATCCCTAATAAAAAGAAGAAAGACGACTTTTCTTCTCTCTCTGTATTTGACGATGAAGATATGTCAAGAGTTGGATCGGATAAAGCTCCGTCATTACTAGCCAGCCTTGACGATGACATTGGGCCAGATCATCACGACAGCCGAGGCGAGTCTATTGACCAGACCAAGTCATGGTGGGACTCTATGGGTTCCTCCGGGGGAGGTAAGGTTAGTCCAAACCAGAGGATAGCGGCTGGCTTGATCAAGGATATCTTTGCGGAACCCGAACAGGCTCCTCAACAGCAAATCAGTGCCGCTCCACTGACTCCAGGGAAAAACTTTGATATGAGTTATCTCAAAAACAAAAGGCCAAAACGTGATCGGTACAGAAATCAAGGACTATTAGCTTAGGTTATTAAATGAGTACAGAAAACGATATTACATGGAACGCTGAAATCGGCAGATCACTCCCCAGGCTCCCATCCGATGGACTCCTGGAAAAAGAAAAAGAAGAAGACGAAGGACCGTCACCTTTAGCGATGGGTCTCCTACAGCTCGGCGCTTCGATGATGAGAGACGAGGGCTGGAAGGATCGTCCCATCACCCTGGGCGAGTCACTGGGTAAAGCTATTCCGTACGGTATCGCCGGTTACTATAACCAGGACGAGCGTAACCGTATCAACCGCGCTAATGATCAAGCTGAACGTCAAGCCGCACAACAACAACAACTCCTCCAGGCAAAGACACTTACAGAAGAGGCGGAGAAACAGCGGAAACTAGATGCCTTTACAAACTATGTGGAGGGACTCCCAGACGAACTTTTCAATATCCCCCAGGACGCGAAAGATAAAGTGGGGAGACTCGAAAGACGGAAGACTGCTTTAATTGAACAGTTTAAGGGTGACGCTTCCGGCGCATACGAAAGAATAGAAAAATTACGCGACAACCTGGAGGAGCGTGGCAAGCCCACCACGGGAGACACTGAGGCGGCTATCCATCTCAGGAATTCAATCCCAGGATTTATACAAAAAATAAAAGAGAATAATATTCTCTCGGAAGAAGACAAAAATTTATTTTTAAATAAATATGGATATATTAATCCAAATACATTGACTCACTCCGAAATGAAAGAGATGAGGAAGGATTACCAGGCCCTCCTCGGATCAACACGAGGGAAAAAAGATTTAAAGACCCGTAACGAAAGTTATAGGGACGCTCTCATGGATAGGTACAGCCTGGGTGATACAATTGACGACGGTTTTGATCTTTCGCCTGACAACTTAGCTGAGTTGAAACAGATAATGACAGGGATCACTGACCCGGAAAAACAATACGCGGCCCTGGAAGCTTTGAGTCAGAAAATTACTAAAGAGAAGATGGCGACCGACCAGATTCAGTCAATGTCAGGCGAACAACTCTTAAAGGAATTCGGTGATGATTTTAAGGGAGTCAATAAGGACCTGATATATAATGTCAGAAAGAATCCAGACGGTAGCGTCCAGATAGTCTCAGGGACTGACTACACTGACCCTGCCGCCCTATACACAAAAGAGATGGTCGAGAGCCAGACGGCTGTTATGGAAACAATGGGATTGATTACTGCTTCCCAAAAAGAAAGTTATAATAAGCTGGGGATAACAGACCCCGAGGGGACTGTTAGAATGTTGCAGAAGGCAATGGCTGACAACTTGGGTTCAACTATGAACGCTGACCCAAATGAAGGTAAGGTCCTACTCGGTAAGGATATATTTGAAACCTCTGAAGATGGTAAGTCTAGGAAGAGAGTTGAAGGACTCCAGGATAATAAAGCCTACTATTGGGACAAGGGTATAAACTTTTGGAAACCCGTTGACGACAAGGCGTTCGAGAAAGGCATGAAACTGTCCGCTCAATATAACTCACAGGCGAAGTTGTACACACAAAGTCTCAACGCATACAATGGTTTAATCGCGGCCTTCACAGACTCAGTTAATAACCCAGAGGGTGCGGGTGTCTCAGACATGACAATGCTCCGGGCGTTCCTGATCATGCTCGAACCTAACTCAGTCGTCCGGGAATCGGAATTTGCGACTGCCGCACAAGCGCAAGGCATGGCAGAGAATCTCAAGACAGTGATCGACCGTGTCGAGAACGGCGCGTTCCTCTCTCCGAAAGGTAGGCAGGCATACTTAAACGCGGCGCGTTCCTATATGGCCACCGTGAGGGACCAGTATTTAAAACAGCGGGAACAGTATCTCGAGATGGCAGATAGGTATGGCGTTGACAGGATAAATATTGGGAACGCTTTCCAAGACAAGGACGGGAATGATATTGTGCAGGGCTTACCATCTCCAGGCCAGAAAAAGAATTTAACCCAGGCCGAGTGGGACGCACTTTGGAATAACGAGGCCGTAGACTGGCAACATGGAAGGACGATGCCATCAGCCGCACCACCTCCGACAGGGGGCCTAACATTTGGAGCGGGGAACGTGAATGAGTAAAAAACTTAACATGAAGGCAATAGCCAACGAAGTCTCCGGCGCAATGTTAGAGGGTGCCACCGACAGTCAAATAGATGCCGCACTCTTCAACGCTTACCCCTCACTCGCGGGCAAGAGTGCATACAATAAAAACGGCGACTATGTAGAAGGCTCATCTTATAAAGGTTTCCTGGTTGGAATGGCGAGGGAAAGAATGCCGCGGGGATCTCAGAAATATTTCCAGGGCCTGGCAAAAAACTTTTTACAGACAGCATCTTTCTACCAGGCTAAGAAAATTAACGCCCTACTCAT